CAACACCCGTGGTAGTAAAAACTATTACTATAGAATGAATTATGCAGATGATTATACTGCTGATAGAGGACTCAAAGTATATAAGTTTGAGAAAGACTACGGAAAAAAGGCTAAAAATCCACTGAACAATCCGCAATGGAATCCCACGGGACAATATCTAGAGTATGAATTTTACAGGTCATTCCCATTATCAATTAATTCAATGCCAGTCTCCTATGAGGCAGCAAATCTTTTGAAGTGTACCGTCTCCATGAATTATATTCGCTATACTGTTAGAAGGTCTGGCGATCCTAGCATTGCTGCAGATTCTCCAACAGGATCATCTCAATCTCCTCCAGCAGCATCTCCAGTACAAAAAATTCAAACCGCACAAAACGCTAGTGCATCACTAGGTGGTAGCACTAACGGACCTGGGACTCAATTCGCTGATAGAGATAGTGCTAGTGGAGGTAGTTCTGTAAATGATGGATCATTATTACTTCCTGATGGAAGCCCTGCTTATGATTCAAGCGGAAACCTACGCTCCATGTTTTAATTCCTAAACACGCACTAAATAATCATACTGAAATAATACTTATAGGATATTATGCCTTTACCAAAGATTGCCACACCAACATATGAACTTGAGTTGCCATCAACCGGAGAACCAATTCAATATAGACCTTTCCTGGTAAAAGAGGAAAAGATTTTAGTCATTGCTCTGGAGAGTGAAGATACCAAACAGATTACTACTGCCATCAAAGGTGTTATTAAGAACTGTATTAAGACAAAAGGTATCAAAGTAGAACAACTCCCTACATTTGATATTGAATTTCTCTTCCTAAACATCCGTGGTAAATCGGTTGGTGAAGAGATTGAACTCAATATCGTTTGTCCTGATGATGGAGAAACTGAAGTTCCTGTCTCAATTAATATTGATGACATTAAAATTCAGAAAGATGATGAACATGATAATAAGATTAAGATTGGTGATGACTTGATGATGGTCATGAAGTATCCTTCTTTGGAACAGTTTATTAAAAACAACTTTGACTTTGAAGATAAGAATGCGATGGACCAATCATTTGATTTGATTGCATCTTGTATTGAATCTATTTGTAGTGAAGAAGAAGTATGGGCAGCAGGAGATTGTACCAAGAAAGAAATCAATGAGTTCCTTGAGTCTATGAACTCGTCGCAGTTCAAAGGTATTGAGAAGTTCTTTGAGACAATGCCTAAGTTATCGCATACTGTTTCTGTGACTAACCCTGCTACTAAAGTTAAGAGTGATGTTGTACTTGAGGGACTAGCAAGTTTTTTCGCGTAGGTATGGTTCATATGAATCTTGAATCATACTTAAGATTAAATTTTTCCTTGATTCAGTACCATAAATACTCATTAACGGAGATTGAAAATATGATACCATGGGAACGTGATATCTACGTCGCTTTATTACAACAACATCTTGAAGAAGAGAAACTAAAGCATCAGCAATCGAATGGCATCTAGGACTAGCACCGATCCAATAGAAATACTCTTAGAGATGGGTGTAGACCTGGATAATCTCTCCGAAGAGGAGGATTATCTTAGTGCCTTGATGGAGGCAGTCAATACATTACAAATTAAAAATGCTGGTGATGATCGTATAGGTCCTCTTCAGCAAGAAATAAGAAAGGTAAGACAAAAAAGAAAAGCAGCAGACCCTAAGTTCAAAGTAAGAAAGACAAAGATATCCGCAGATGCCTTTAAGAAAGGAACTGCATCTGAAGTAAGAGATAATGTAAAAACCGGAGTAATAGATCCGTCTAAATTAAAATTTGATTCAGTTGAGGTTGGACTAAAACCAAAAGCACTACCCACTAGTGCGATAGTTGCCTATCAGGCACCTGAAGCAGAAGAAGATACTAAAGCGAAGACAAAGAAAAAAGAAAAACCGACAAATCTTTTAGAACAAATCGCCAAGTCGGTTACTAATATTGCCGATACACTTAAGGATCAATATAATTTAAAGAAGAAATCGGGTGAGTTTGATAGAAAGAAAGCACAGAGAGATAAGAGAAAGCTTAATGAAAGTAATTTAGAGAAAGGATTCTCTGCATTATTTAAGACAGCACAAAAAATAATTGCACCTGTCAGAGGAATTTTTGATAAGATATTTGGTTTCATTGCAAATATATTAATTGGAAAGTTTCTAGTTAAACTGATAGGTTGGATATCCAAACCAGATAACCAGAAGAAATTAAAAAATATAATACAATTTCTAGGTAAACATTGGCCTAAGTTATTATCATTATATCTTGTATTTGGTACTGGACTAGGAAGATTTATCTTTAGTCTTACTAAAACTTTAATTGGTGGAGCAGTAAAACTTACTGTTGCTATTGCAAAACTTTTAGCAGCAAAAAAACTAGTCGGTGGTCTGGGTGCTAGAAAATTTGCACGACTACTTGGTGGTAAAAAAGGAAAATTTTTAGCTGCTGGACTCACAACTGCATTGACAGTTGGAGGTACTTACGCTGCTACTAGTGCATTAGCAGGTGGAGGTGGAGAAACCCAAACACAAGGATTCTCTGGTGGTGGATTAGCAAAACCACCAAAAGTAGAACCACTTCCTAAAAATGCAGAGAGAAACCAGGGAATGTCTGGTGCTCAGAAGGGCATGGTATTTGGATCTTTATTTGGTCCACTTGGAATGGCTGCCGGTGCTGGTATTGGTTCTTTGTTTGATAATTTTGGTAATAAAAAAGATGATACTGTAAAACTATCTTCTCCTGCAAAAGTAGAACTTGAAGTTTCATCTGGAACTGACGGTGAGGTAGATGGTCCTGGTGGAACTGATAAAGTACCAGCAATGCTTACTGCTGGTGAGTTTGTTATGTCCCGTGGTGCCGTACAAAAGTATGGTGTTAAAGCACTTGAAGGAATGAACGCTGCTGGTGGAGGAACTAATCTACCAAAAATGGTGAAGGATAAAGTTTATGCTGCAGGTGGTGGATATATTGGTAGAGGAACTGGAGCAGGCAGTCCTGGTGGGGGATATGGAGATAATAGAGGATACGCCACAGGTTCTATAACGAGTGATCCTTTAGGTGCCCTTGATAGAATACTTGGGCAATCGAGTGGCGGTAGAGTTAGATTACCTGGTGGAGGAGAGCAAGATAGTAAACCAAGTAGTTCGTCACCTAAACCAAGAGTGCAACCGAAGGATCCAGTTATACCTTCATCCTCCAATAAACCACCGTCATCTTCAGAGCAGGAGACTTCAAAAGATCAAAAAGCAGATGGTATTCCAGAGAGAATGTTAAAGAGTCCTACATTCAGAGACTCTGGTCTTCTTTATCTTAGGTCAATGCTGGGTGGACTAGGTGGACCCATCACAGAGAGTCAACTTTCTGAAGCATCTAGGGTAGAATTAAATAATGCAATCGCAAGGGCTAAACAGAGAACTAGTAGTGAACTTGCATTTGCAGAGAAACAACTACAAGAAGCAAAAGATGGAGGATTTAATAAGCAAATACTTGCAGAAAGGCAGAGTGTTCGTGATCGTCTGAAGCGAGGCGAAGTACGAGTTCTCTATCAAGACTACTATGATGGAAATGATGAGAAAAATATAACTCCAGCAGCAGAAAATGCTAAGAGTATTCTTGGTAAGTTCTGGGCAACGTCTACCGAAAAGGGTGGGTATAGAGTTGTAAATGAAAAATATGACTTCGTTGAGATGCCAGATCCTATGGCAGTTTTGCGAGGAGATTCTTCTGGTGTCTCTAAAGGAGCAAAAGCAGGTGAAGACATTACTCTTCGACAGAAACTTCAAGCATTACATCAACTTAATCCTCTCGCAAGATCGATGAATGTTGATATGATTCTTGGTGAAAAACCAAATCCAAAAAGAGATCTTGGTAATATTATGAAGTATACGATTGGTGGTATTGCTGATCATTTTACCGGCAATTTATTTGATTTTGATCAGCAGGGTGGTAGAAGTTTGATGAATCCTTCTGGCAAAAAAGAAGAGAAAGCAAGAGAAAAAGTTGATAAACAACTCTCAACACTTCAGGGCATGTCTAAGCAACAGGTTTTGAATGCTCAGAAGTATGCAGAATCTAAAGGAAAATATTTTTCTAGCACAGATGGGAGGACTTATGAGAGTTATCAAGCTGCTGTAGATGCTCAGAAATCAACATCTGCTACACCTGTTGCTCCTGCAAAACCTGCTTCTTCTGCAAAACCTGCTACTCCCTCCATGAGTCAAGCAGAGGCATTAAACGCACAAAAATATGCAGCATCAAAAGGTAAATATTATTCTAGTGCAGATGGAAAGACTTATCCTAATTATCAAGCTGCTGTAGATGCTCAGACAAAATTCCATAAAGGTGGAATGGTGATGGGACGAAACAAACCAAAAATCAGTTCTCCCGAAGCACCAATGCAAGCTAAAGTATCAGTCATTAGAATACCAAAAACAAAATCTAATGATAGTCTTCCAGCACCACGCGGGGGATCTAGAACTCCTGATATCAATGCTGGTAATGGAAGTGCTTCCAAGCGTAAGATTTTGGGGATAGTGTAAGATGGCAATAATCGGAGCGTTGGCAAAGGGATTGGTTAAAGGTGGCGGACGTGCTGTTGCATCTAATATTATGGGTCGTAAAAAAACTGTGAAACCATCTGCGATTGCCCTCAGACAAGGTGCTCAAGGTCAACAGCAGGGTCAAAGGAAGGGTAGTGCATTAGTTAAGTCTCCTACTACAGCAATAACAAAGGCAATGGCACCTATTCAAAAGGTTTCCACTGGTCCTGTTGCTAAGGGAGATTACCTTGCCATTATTCATGAGAAGGTTCTGACCATTGAGAAGATTGTTACTGGTGTCTACAAAGCAGAGAAGGATAATCTAAAGGCAGAGAAGCAAGCAGAGAAAGATGACGATAGAAAGAATAAAGAACAAAAACTAGAAACAAAAGATAAGAAACCAGAAAAGAAAAAACCATCTCTTAAACAGTTACCTAAACTTGGTGTGTTTGGTTGGTTAAAAAGATTTATAGGAAACATTTTGATGGGATTATTCCTATCTAAGATGGTTGACTTTGCAGGACTCTTACCTGGTATAGTGAGAGCGATTGATGGTATAACAACTTTCTTGGCAGACTTCGGCATTCTAATGGTCAATGCTCTAACCACGTTTGCTGACTGGGGAATTAAGGCATATAATTTTACGTTTGGTGCCATAGAAAAAGGTATAGGTCCTCTCTTTGGAGAAAATACTGACAAAGTTCTTGGTTTAATAGACACTACAATATTTTTAACAACCACCATTGCAGCTGCCATGGCAGCAGAGGCATTGATGGGTGGCGGAGATGATGGACCTGGACTCTTAGATTTTATGAAAGGAAAGGGTGCCGCTAAAGGTGCTACTGCTGCTAAGGGTGCCACTGCTGCTAAGGGAACTGCTGCTGCTGGCGCTAAGGGGACTGCTGGTATTGCTGGCGGTGCTGCTGCTACTGCTGCTGCGATTGTATCTGGTGTTGGATTGCTTTCATCTGCACTAGGTGAAGGTGCTTTCCAACTCAGAAAAATTGGTAAGGGTCTTGAAGGTGGTGCAAAGAAAAGATATGAAGAAAAGTCATTTGTTGATCCAAGAAAATCACTTGATTGGTTATTATATCAGGGGGCAAGATTTGTAAATCATAATCTTAATGGTCTTGGTATTCTCCTTGATATTGTTGGAGCACCATTTAGATATGCGATTGAGTTAATTAGTTTTGGTATGATGGCTCTTCTTGGTGATACTGAGGGGATGAAGAAGCAGAGAAAAAATCTTGCCAAGTTTGATACCAGAGTTCGTGAAGGGATTCGCCAGTTACTGAACGTAGCAACTTTAGGATTTGGATTTAAAGATAAGGGATCTTTTGGAAATATTTTTGGTGACAATGAAGCCACCAAAGAAATGGTGGCCAAGATGCAAGAAGGTGGTAAGGTTAAAGGATCTGGAAAGGGTAAAGTACAGCGTGGTATTAAAACTAAAAAGAAGAAAAGAAAAAAACTTAGACTTGCTAGACCAACTAGAGAAGTAATGGCACCGTTGCCCACGGTAGATGAGAAAAAACTAGATCCAGATGATGTAGGAAAAAATAATAGAGAATGGTGGGATTTCCTTGGATGGGCTGGTACTGGAAATGCTGAGAAACCACTTGGACAAGGTGGAAAAATTCTTGCAGAAAAAACAACTAAAGTTGGTAATGAGTTAGGGAAGAACGATTACTTTGGTCCTATCTTGAGAGTGGCATCCAAGTTAATTTTGGATCAAGATATTACATCAAAAGATTATTCAAATATTGGTCGCGGTATTAATTTACTGGTAGATGATGGTATAGTAAAAAATAAAGTTGGTGTACTGGGATATAATCAAGGTGGACTTGCTGAGAATCTCCCGCAGTTGGATGTAACTGATTGGGTATCTAAAACATTTGAGGATACCTTGAGAGATGATTTAAAGAAAAAATATTTACCTAACTCTTCATATGGTTCTACTTCTGGACCCGGTTCTACACCAGGTTCTAGAGATTCTGCTACTGGTGCGTTGGATGGTTACATGTCTGGTCCTGCTGGATCAAGTGGAGATGCTCTCACCATGGCAAGAAACTTGATGAGAGATCTCAATTTGACTGAAGCACAGGCTGCTGGTATTGTTGGTAATATGATTGCTGAGTCTGGTGTTGAGAATGCTCGTCCACAGAATACTCCAGGTGGAACAAAAGGTCCGCTGGTTGTTGACGGTGTAACTGGATATGGTATTGTCCAGTGGACATCAAAAGGTAGACAGAAAGCATTGTATGAGTTTGCTAAGAGTAAGGGACATGATATGAGTAAACCCTTGACCATGGATATTGAGTATCAATTCTTCTTGAAAGAGTTCCAAGGTTCATATGGTAATGTTCTTCGGCAAATAAGACAAGCAAAGAATGTGAAGGAAGCATCTACTATATTCATGCAGCAGTATGAAATCCCTGCTGGATATAGGACAGAAGCAAAGATTATGGAAAGATATAATATGTCTAACCCTGTATATGAGAAGTTGTCTGCTGGTCAGGGAACTGCAACTGAGGGTGAAAGATCATTCATTGCACCACAAAATGTAACTGCTCCCGACTTATCTGGAACTGAACAAGGAGAAGGAACTGAAGCATCTAACAGATTACTGAAAGATTATCCTCAGATTAAATCAAGAGGTAGTGCTCAACAAATCTATGCATCTGGTCTTGGATATTTCCTCAAGAAGAGTGGAGCAGGAAGACCAGGTAAAGGTGATTTTGGTGATCCTGATGGTGGCGATATGGAGCACCCCGATCATGGTGGAGTCGTTGCATCTCATAGAGGGTCAGGACATGGGAGAGGTGTTGCTCTCGACCTTGGTGGTAATAGTGCCACTTCTAGTTCCTATAGAGATGACCAGAGAAAATTATGGCCATACATTTCTAGATATCTTAAGAAGTATGGATTAAATAAAGACCCATTTATTCCTCAAGTTCTTCATGGAAGAGGTGAAAGTTTTTCTCCAGTAGGACCTAGTAGTGGTGCTGATGGTGGACATAATGATCACTTCCACGTTGAGTTTCACAAAGGCGGTATGGTGGGTGGTTCTGGATTAGTCAATGCATTATTGAAGACCGGTGAGATGGTCATTGATGTTGATAGTACTGGTCCAGCAAAAAATCTTCTGCTTGCCATCAACCAAGCATCAAGTAGAGAGGGAATTATTAAAGCAATCAGAGACTATGCTCCTTATGATGCAAGAGCAGAGCAGACAATCATGGTCCCTGAGGTATCTGAAGATGTGCCACAAGTGCTACCATCTGGCGGTTCTTCCTCAACAACATTATTACCAATTCTTATGGGTAGTTCAAACCCATTTGAGTTCTTGGAATATCAAGGTTAAATAGTAGTAAGAGGTAACTATAAATGTCACAAGAAGTATTTGCTAAGGACTCTGAACCTACTCATGTAGAACAGATAGACATCCAGTCAAACGTAGACCAAAGCAAAATTGCTAGTCTTGTTAATGGTTTTGCTGGAATGACTTATACAGAAAGTATCATGAGTGATACTATTAGAGTCAGAGTTAGTTTTATTGATAGCGGAGATAGTCTTGAGGACAAAACTGTAACCGAGGCATTGCCTCTAGTCGGTCAAGAGCAGGTCAGATTAAAATTTTCTGATAATAATGAAAATACTTTAGAACCAGTTTTATATGTTAATAAAATTACTAATAATGTAGATAGAACACAAGACTCAATGATAACTTTAGATCTAGTATCTAAAGAGTTTATTATGAATGAAAAGAAAAGAGTTAATCAAAGATTTGACGGCAAAGTTTCTGATCATATTAATAAGTTGCTGACAGACTCAAAGTATCTTGGTACACAAAAGACCGTTAACATTGAAAAAACTTCAAACTTGTATAATTTTTTTGGTAATAATAAAAAACCTTTTTATACACTGACATGGTTATGTAATAAATCAGTATCCGAGGAGAATCAAACTCTTGGTAAGAGTGCTGGATATTTTTTATATGAAACGTCTGAAGGTTTCTTTTTTAAATCTATTGATGGGTTATTGAGTCAAGAACCAAAACTAAAGTTAATTTATAATGAAACACCCGACTTTAATGGTAATATTCCTGAAGGATATAATCAAAAGATTCTTGACTTTAAGAAAGATAATGATACAAACGTACAGAGTAAATTGCAGATGGGTGCTTTCTCAACCAGAACAGTTTTGTTTGATCCCTTTACATGTTACTATGAAGTAAAAGCACCAAACGTATCAGAGAAGGGTGTTGAGGACTCTTTGAAGAAAGGTGGTAAAGATTTATATCTCGGAAAGAAATTTAGAAATAAAGAGTTTGACCAGGAAGGAACGAACGAAGAGTTCTCAAGAACAACTTACTTCTTGCTCGATAAAGGAACTGCTCCTTCTGGAGATCCAGATCAACAACTCTCAAAGTCAGGAGAAGAGAACTTTGAGTATGGTCAAATTGCAAACCAATCTGTCATGAGGTATAATCAAATGTACTCTGCGAGAGCAAGTATAACGATTGCAGGTAATTTTTCTTTGCACGCTGGCGATGCGATTTACATAGATTCACCAGGACTTAAAAAAGAAAAGACTTCTGATGTAGATCGCAAAGATGGTGGGCTATATATTATAACGGATATCTGTCATCAAATTACATCTGAAGGAACATATACTCAATGCAATTTAGCTAGAGACTCCTTCGGAAGAAAACCAAAATCACGTAATTAAAAAAATGGAAAGTGTAGAAAAGCATATTGAAGTAGATAAAAAGATCCTTGAAGATCCAACTACTTCGCCACAACAACGTCGCCACATTGAAGGTGAACTGCAAGAGCTAGAAGTTTATGCTACTAATCACAAAGCAGAGATTGAAGCAGGAGATCATCATGATCCCACAGCACTAGAACTCTTCTGCGAGATGGAACCTGAAGCAGACGAATGTAGGGTATACGAGGACTGATGGAAGGAGGAACACTATTTAATCCCGGATTTCTTGGGTCATCTTTCTTATGGTGGGTTGGTCAGATTGCTGACGACTCCACTTGGAGGGAGAATATTAACTCGGGTAATTATGAGGACAAATATAGTATTCCTGGTTGGGGTAAGAGATATAAAGTAAGAATTATTGGTCTTCATGACCAAGGTGAAACTGAGATTCCTTCGGATCAGTTGCCTTGGGCAAACATCATGTATCCTGTCACGGGAGGTGGATTCCAAACAAATAGTGGAGCAACATCACAACTCCGTCAGGGGAACATGGTGTTTGGTTTTTTCCTTGATGGGCAGGACCAGCAAGTTCCCGTTATCATGGGAGTATTGGGTAACAACTCTCAGACAGAATTATCTCAGATTATTGGTGATGGTTCTGTAACCAATGCTCAGGCAGGAAGTATTGCGAAAAGTGGATACTCTGTAGGCACTAAGAGTAAAGGTAACGCAAAGGAGATTACTCCCGACCAAGATAAAGTAATTAAGCAACCTGCAAGAAGAGGGCAGGGTGGTAGAGCACTTGGAAGCACTACAAATAGAGGTGGAGCAAAGCATCCATCCGGTAGTGCAAATTCAACCCCTACTCTTGCTAATAATCCAGATTTAGATAAGTCTTTAGATGCTACTCTTGCTAGAGAGGATGCGGCAGTTCAGGCAGCACTGGCTCAAGAAGCAGGACCAGGCGCGAAACCAGCACCAGGTGCGTCTCTTGAAAATGAATCCGTCCATCAAATCACTGCTGGAGATGTAAAAAGATCTGCTAAGTGTGATGAAAAGATTGTTATGTTGAAACCAGATGAGCAAAACAATCTAATCCAGTCTGCATTGAAAGGCATTCAAACTGTAATAGAAAACCTTACCAGTAAAATTGATAAGTATCTTCAGGCAATCCAAAGTTATGTTGATGCTGTCTCTAGCACCATCAATAATTTACAGAAATTAATCAGAGATGCTGCTTGTGAAATAGCAAAGTATATTAAAATCCTTATGGATAAGGTAATGGAATATGCGATGAAAATACTTAATAAAGGAATGAATGCTGTTGTTGCGGCACTTCCATCTTCCCTGAGATATCAATTCTCAGATATGAAGGAGATTCTTACAGAATTATGTATGTGTTTATACAATAAACTGATGGATGGAATGTGTGACCTCATAGCAGGAGTCTTAAATGATGCTCTGAATCCAGACCAACTTGAAAAAGATGCTAATGACAGAGCATCAAATGGTGTGGATGAAAATGGAAAAAATATTAATGATAAAACAAATCCTCAAGTTCCTATTTGTTATTCCGAAGACATTGTAAGTTCTGTTTTTGCCGGTAAAAAATCTGCTATTGATGATGCTAATAATAATCTTCTTGATAATATGAATGCATACATGGAAGATATCTCTAACATGTTGGCAGGAGTATCAGGTGCCCTTGCTGATATAAAAAATTTGATTCCAGATATTAATGGTGGTATGGCAGCTGCGATGAATTTTACTAATCTTAGTCTGAATGTTTTTGGGTGCGATTTATCTCCCAGTGTTGCTACATCAGATATATACACATTCTGTTCTGGTGGTGATGGAACACCTCCAGGACAATTGCCAAGTGAAGCATCTGTTGCAAAGGGAGTTGATAATGCGGCGGAAGGACCTAGAGTTCAACCCACTCCGTATGTTGAACCCACTAGAGACACACCACCAGTAACTCATCCTAAACCAGTTTCTACTGTGAATCCAGAAACCTCAGAAATTACAAATAGACCCTTGACTCAAGCAGAGCAAACGGAGAGACAAGCAGCCATAGATTCTCTTGATATTTCATGATAAATACCAATATGATGACCAGTAATTTATAGTACCGAATGTCGTTCAATATCTTCGGACCAACGCAAAAAAGAGATATTACAGTTGGGTATATTTCAACTGATAGAGGTTATATACAAAATGTTAGTATCCTTGATGCTAATAATTATGCGTTTAAAAATCCTGGCACCATTTTTATCGTACAGACAAGAGATGGAGTAAAATATTTTAATATAAATGATGTTAATAATTTAAAACCAGATGATATTATTCCAAGCAATACTGCTGCGGACGGAACTTGTCAAGGAGTAGTTGGTTTAAATCCACAAACTATTGGAGATGCTGTTGCAATAGGAACCGGAAGTCCTGGCAATACTTCAAATCCACATAATTTTCTTCCTCGTGGACCATACGCACAACTACCTGATCAAGATGCAACTGGTGGCGACGGCAGCGGTGGAAACGGTGGTGATATACCAACTGGACTTGGACCTGCTCCCACTGGTATTGGAACGGTTGGTACTGGAGGTCCAATTGTAGTTATTTCTGGGTGTGGTGGTGTTGGTGCAGCTGCAGTCCCTATTATTGGTAATGATGGTGGCATTTTAGATATTGTAGTAACTGCTGGCGGATTTGGATATAGATGTCCACCAAAAGTTAGTGTAATTGATCCAAATAGAAGAGGAAGTGGAGTTGTTGCCACATCAGTGATTGGTGTAACGACATCTCCTACACTAATCACTTATGATAGTGAGGATGATTTTGAAATATATGATTTTGATCCTGCAAATGGGATCCCAGGACTCACTGGATATGGAAATAGAGTAGGTCCTAATGGAGAAGACTTAGGAGATTGGGATCCATCTTTATACGCTACCTTTGCACAGGATCCTATCGGCATTGAGATTGCAAGATATCAGAAGTTTCTAAGGGAATTGAAAAAACCTTGGTGGTCTACTAGAAAAGAGACTCCTTTAAATGTTGCATTTGGAAATAAGAAGGATAGAGTAAAGCATGATGTTCAACATTGGGAATGGGATGGCGATTCAAAACTTAAATCAGGACCCAACACTCAGTATAAAGATGTAGAGTTTGAGGTTTTCACTCAAGGTGGAAATCAGGCTGATAGAGGGATGATGTTTAAGTTTGTTTCGGAAGATGGATCTCATAAATTTCAATTCAAGGCAGAGAGTTATAAAGACAGTAGAAAGACTAAAGTCACGAAAAAGATAAGAGTAAACACTACCTATTTGATTACTGCCTCAGGATCTTTTAAAGGAGGAGGAGTTGAGCAAGGTCTTGTCGGAAATCTTGGAAGAAATTCAAAAGAAATTAAGGGCAATAATAAAAAAGGATCTACTATATTTGCCGACTTTGTTAAGTCATCTAATGATAATGATGATTTACAAATCAGAGCAACTCAAGGTAGATTTACTGCGACTGGCGAAAGAAAATTTGAAGGACATTCTACAACTGACCTTGAATATAGATTTGATGTTAAGGGACCTGGTATTGATAAGAAAATAAAACCATCATTCATGAACAACTATGCTATTTCTCCTGTTCCTGCATCAGATGTTCCTGGTAGCGATTTTGCGGGTAGATGGTGTACCTTTGATTGGGAAGAAGATTTCCCTTATGCGGGAGAGTATGTCTTCAGAGGAATGGCAGATAACATTGGTAAGATGTATCTTGATAATGAACTCATCATGGAAGCAAAACATTTTAGAGGAGATCCATTACCTTCTAATGTAGTTAAAAAAACTGTTGAGGCAGGAGTTCATAAAATTAAGGTAGACCTGTATAATGCACCTCAGAAAGCAACTGTGTCTACTACGGTAACAAATAATACGCAAGATGAGAAGAAAAAAGTTCCTGTAAACTTTGAGGTTTATGGTCAGGGAAGTAAGAGAAATACTGCTATTAATATGGTGTTTACTTCTGAGGATGGTAAGCATTCGTTTACATTTAAACCAGAAGAACTTAAAGGTAGTAAGTACGATTATAAGAAAACAGTAAGAGTTTTTCCAAATACTCAATACAAAGTACAAGCAGTTTCAACGCATAAAATTAAAGGGAATACCCCTTCGCGGCGCAGCGAAACAAAACTCCCTATAGTAATCACGGGCAATTCTTCCACTTCTGGGTTGGAAGTTAATGATAGTGGAAAAAGAATTAGATATGATGATGATGCTACCAATGGCTTTGATGAGAACGCCCAACTTAGAATTGTGTCATCGTCTCCTGGAGTTAATGCCAAATTCTCTAGCGATGGAACAGAACTTTTGGTTAAAGGTTCGGGTGATGTCACCTTAAAGTTTAGTTGGGATGATAATCCCAGTACTTCTGGACTTGCAGTAGGAAAACTGACAGTAGGAGGACAAGTTTTTCAGCAAATTAATGAGAAAGGTAGTCAAACCAAAACTGTTACCGTTGGAAGTAATGTTTCAGGAAGTAGAGATCAAACCGTAAACTTAGTTCCAGAACAAGGAACTTTGAAATCAAATGCGTTCAAAAAAGGTAAACAGAAAGAAAATGCCACTAGATCTAATGTAATTTTTGCCGATATTGTTGGGTCTGCAAATGACAATGATGATATGCAAGTGAGATGTAGTGAAGGAACTTTTGTCCCAACTAATAGAAGAAAGATTACCGGAACTGGACCTAAGGGTGAGCAAACTAGAAACACTTGGGATCTTACTTTTACAGTAAACGCAAAACCATCATTAAAACCTAAAGATTCTGGAACAAATGTAACTGAAATCTTTAATACTACGGATTATATTGGCAAGGCAGATAGAAAACTTTGGAGAACAAATCTCTACAATAATGCTTCGTTTTTAAATGAATATGGAATCTGCCCCTTCAACACAGTCACCAAAAAGAATGAAGATTATGATGGAACTCATGTAATTCGCTGGGAACACATCACTTTCCCTGCTGATGGTAATTATCAGATTGAAATACAAGTTGATGATAAAGTGAAACTATTCATTGGTAATCGCACTGGTGTTGGTGCTATGGGAATTGGTAATGGACTGAAAAATGTTGATGATGGGGGAGATGAAGTTATTATTGAAAAGGATGGGTTTGTTGGTAGTAGTAACAGGTCAACTGGAAAGAGTACTTACACCAGATTCTTTAAGAAAGGTCAGTATAGAATCAGAGCAGAACTTTATCAAAAACCTGGTGGTGATTTTGGTTTTAATGGTAGAAAGTCTTATGGACAAAAGGATGGATCTAATATCTCTGCAAGATTTGTAAATCGTGATGGTAAAAATTATCTTAAAGTGGATGGATCTGGAACTGCAGAGATTAGTTTTCGTTTAAGAGTGGACGATAATCCAAGAATATCTGGAGTTTTTGCATCTAAAGTTAAAATTGGTCGTCCACCAAATGATTATGTTCTTCTGTCTAGAAGAAGGTCTGGCGGCAGGTATAAGGAAAAAGAAATAATTACTGGGTCTGATATATTTGAGGCAGGAAGAGAGTATCTTATAGAAAATATTGGATCATCTAGAGGAACAGGATCTATTATAAAAAATAGTGGAAGGACAATTGAATATGATGATAATATTGGCAACGGATTTGATGAGAATGCAGATCTTTCTATTGTCAAAATAAAAAATAAGCAGGGTTCACCTAATAAGGGGCTCAATCCAATGGCACTTGCCATTAGGATTAGGGCAGATGTCATTGAAACTACTAGGATTTCACCTAGAACCTGGAATCAAAATCCAATGGGAGCAGCATTCACTATTGATGCACCTCTTCCACCCATTCCGATTTCACCCAAACCAATTAGCGAAGGTAGATGTCCAGATAACCCAACATGGACTACTAGATTCTCTGGCGGTAACGAAAAGTGGTGGCCTGTTACTCATAAATTTAGAGATGGATCAAGGTCGTGGTCTAAATTCATGAATAGATTTGCTATCTCACCAATTCCTCCCTTAGGAACAATTAATAGTGATGGTGGTGGAATTGTTTATAGAAACACTTGGAATATTGACATTCTTCATGCAGGTTTCTACGCACTTAAAGGAACTGTTGATAATGGAGGAAGAATTTTAGTTGATGGCACAGAAAGAATGCGAGGAGGTTATTTCCCTACTGCGACATTCTCTGCTCCTGCGGATGTACCACAAGGAAGGTTGGCAGGATTTAGAGAGACATCTCCGCCAATGCATAAGTTCTACTTAGATGAAGGTAAGCATACCATTACTGTTGAAGTTGAGAATCAAAAGACTCTTAAGCAAAAGAAAGTAGAGAAAAAAATCTTTAGTACCCAGGATTGGAGAAATAATAAAGTTCCTCAGGGAAGAGTTCCCGTTGATTTTGATGTCTATGGGCAAGGATCAAAAAGTAATAAGCAAATCAATTTCGTATTTACTTCTGAGGATGGAAAGGATAGTTTTACATTTAAACCAAAAGAGACTAAAGGTAACTACAATTACTCAAGACAAGTAAAAGTTCTTCCAGGTATGAACTATAAAGTTCAGGCGGTTGCTACTGGTAAACTTAACTCAGGTAAACAAGAATATCCATTAGAATTTGATGGATTGAATTCAGCAAACCAAGGACCCGTGAATAGTATTGAGGTTTCGGGTAAAAATAGTACAAATCAAAATGACACCTTAAAATTAAGAGATGGTGATGGTAGTGATGCTAATGCTAAGTTTACTATCATATCAACTTCTCCTGGAGTAAGTGCTAAGTTCTCTGATGATGGTAAAAAATTATTAACAAATGGAAACGGTGATGTCACCATCAGGCTTAAATGGGATGATAATCCCAGAACTGCTGGTGTTGCTGTCAAAAGTATTAAAATAGGTGGTAAAACTTGGAGACAAAGTGGTCAAAAAGGTGAACAAGATCAAACACTTTCAACCACTAAGGGTTCTACTGACTTAGTTCCAGAACAAGGGACATTAAAAAGAGGATCATTTGGTAAGAGTAAAGATAAGGGTGCTAAAGAATCCTCAAATGGATCTGACGTAATCTTTGCAGACATTATTGGTTCTTTAAATGATAATGATGACATTCAGGTTCGCGCTAGTGTTGGTGAGTTTACTCCATCAAATAAGAGAAAGGGTGTTCAAGGAACTTCTGGTCAAGGAACTCAAAAGAGGAACACTTGGGATCTCACGTTTAAAGTTGAGGGAGATAATCCTACACAAGTAAAAGCACAAGGATCTGTCACTTACTCTGGACCTAGATTGTTTGTTATTAAGTCTGGATCAGCAGTTAGACTTTGGAGTAAGTTCATGCAGCGAAATGCTGTGTCACCTTTCATCCCTCCAATTGATTTAGATAGTGAAAATCATCTTGGAGATAGGACATATATTTGGAAAGATGTTAATTTCTTTGAGTCTGGACAATACAAATTCCTATTCCAATCTGATGATGGAGCAATTCTTTACATTAATGGTAATAAAGTTGCAGAATCTAAATCTGATTTTAGAGGAGAAGCTAGTCCCACATATACTGAACTTTCTTCAGGAAAATATGAGGTAAAAGTTGTTTGTAACAATGTAAGATTGAATAGGAATGTTTTGACCGGCAATAATCCAACTGGATTTGCTCTTAAAATTATGAAGGATGTTGTTATCTCTGAAAAATCATTCCCATGGACAACCAATCCTGTTGGAATATCTGCAATGTTGATCCCACCACCTTGCCCCAAAGTTGTTATAGGAAAGGGGATAGTTACTGATATCATCGTAAGAGACCCTGGAAATGGTAATGGACCAGAAACATCGATAGGAACCCCTACAATAGTTACGATTAAAGATATTGAAACAACTCTTCCTGGCATTAACTATGATCCAGATGACATAGCACTCATTAACGACATCCCTGTTACTATTGATGTGGATAATTTTGGTAGAATTATAAAAATCAATGTTCCTACGGGTGGTAGTGGTACAGGTAGTGGTACAAGTGGTACAGGTAGTGGTACAAGTGGTACAGCAATTAGAGTTACAGATACTCCTGTAATTGACGTACCATCTTTGACTGGAGTTGGATTTAGAGGAACTCCTATTATGCAAACAACCGTCGTTCCTGAAGAAGTATTTGCACCTGAAGATATAATCCAAGTTACAGATTTGGTTGGTCTCACACAAAATGGTTATGTCAATGGCAAACCTTACTATGGCAGTGTATTCTCCAGAGATGGTAGATTATTTGCTGGAATCTATGAAACAACTGGAGAATTAGTTCCTGTTTATGCAACTCTTCAAGAGAGTATTGCTAATAGAGTTACCACTAGACCTTCTGCAATCCTTAGACAGGGTACAAGTGCCAACAGTAACAATCCTAACCTTAATATTCCGGGAACTCCTCAAAATCTCATCTAGATAGTAAGTAAATTATAATATAAAAATGCCAACTAATCCCACCACTAGTAATGATAGATTACCTAAGAAATCTGGGGGTGGCAATAACTTAAAGCAGAACTTTACTGCCATTAAATATGGTAATGACCACGGGTCAATTGCTTTTGGTAAAATTCATAAGAAAGCAGATGTAACGTCTGATATTATGCTTGCTGCTTCTGATGGCGAACATTTTATGTCCATGGATAAAGATGGGCAGAGGACTGGTTGGACAACTATCATGAGTCCTGGAAACTTTCAGGTTGAGTGTGGAAGCAATAGAGAAGAAAGCGATGATGCTTGTATGATTAATGCCAAGAATGGTAACATTGACATTATCGCCACAAATGGTAAAATAAGATTACAGGCAACCGATATTGAACTTATTGCTGTAGGAGGTTCAGTTGATAAAGGTAACATTAGAGTTAGTGCAACTGAAAATTTCTCTGTAGATGCAAAGAAAGTTCTTCTTTCATCAAAGGTTAATACCAAAATTGCTTCAGCAGGTATCACCGAAGTTGTTGGAAACAGTTGCCTCAAAATCTATGGTTCTGTTATTCGTGGAGTTAGTGATGCATGTTCCGTTAAAGACTCTAAAGTCGGTGGTCAAAGATATCAACAACAGCAAAATCAAGTATAAACATGTCATTTAATTTAGACGATGCCAACATAGGCGGACAAGTAAAATGTGGTACGGGCATCTTCCCTGCCATTGGTGAAGGTGTGACTAGAATCAATGGTTCTGGTGGTTTTGAAGGACCTGTGGTTATTGGAGCTCCAGGATCATTCCCAACTCCATATGCCACACTTAATCTTGCACCTTTAGTCAATATTGATTCTCCTCCTCCATTCACCCCTGGTGGATTACCTATGGGACTGAGCAATCCATATTCTCTTTGCTGCTCTGCTAATGCTGCTATCATGGGCAACCTTGATGTTAATTTTAATGTGCAGGCAGGACTAATGGTTTCTGGTGCCATTGTTCGGGATTATAGTGGTAACTATTTGGCAGCAAAGAAAGACTTTGATATCCCACACCCAACCAAAGATGATTGGAGACTACGGCACGTTGCACCAGAGGCACCAACAGCAGATGTGTATATTAGGGGGAGAGTAACAAACAAAACTGAAATCATCTTCCCTACATATTGGAAAGGATTGGTTGATTGGACAACAATCACAGTCAATCTAACTCCAATTGGAGCACATCAGAATGTAATTGTAAAGAGAATTGATGAAGAGAAGGTATATCTCCAAGCACATGGAGGTATGCCAATCAATTGCTTCTATCACATCTATGGGGAGAGACAAGATTGTGAAAGAAATATAGCAGAATACGAAGGAACATCTCCCGAAGATTATCCAGGAGATAATAGTCAATATCTACAATCAGGTAAAGTTTAAGGAAAATTATTATGCCATCAACTAATAGAGAAGGGGCAGCTGCTCCATCAGAAGCAGGCGAACTCATAGACGGTCCAGATACACAAGATTGTAGTAAACACCCAGGTGGTTGGGGAGTTCCAATGTCAGATCCTGAGTATATTTGGTATGGAAATAAAAGTGAGGATGATTACCCAAAGGAAGCATGTTTGCCCTATCATCATATAAATGCACAGATTGATAACTTTCAAATAAACCAAACACTAACTGGTAATATTGCAAATTTTTCTAGTACTGTAACTGCACCGAATTTTAATGGTCTTGCTTCAAATGCAACAACCGCAAAATCAATTGGTGGTGCATTTGATGCTCCACATTTAACTAAACCAGGAAAAAGAGTTAGACACTTGATTCCTGAGGGACCAGAGGCAGGAATTTATATTAGAGGAAAATTAAAGGACTCAAATATAATTGAACTACCAGATTATTGGGATGGGCTTGTTGATCCAGAAAGTATTACCGTAACTTTAACTCAAATTGGATATTCTCAAGACTTGATTGTAGATAAGATTGAATGGGGGAAAATTATTAAAATTAAATCTGGTCTTGGAGCAAACATTAACTGTTTTTATGAAGTCTGGGCAGAGAGATGGTTAAATCCTCAAGATCATAGTGAAAAACTTCATGTTGTTTATGATGGAGAGACACCAGATGACTATCCAGGAGACAACAGCAGAATTTTGATAGGTGGTTGGGATTATGACAGGAGAGACCCTCTGACAGGAGAGAGACTTGACAAAGATGCCTGAATGCTCTATAATACCTAGGTAATCAAACGAACCCCATCTATGGACAACAACGATGAGTATAGTTTTGCAGACTCTGCATTTGAGACTGCTCAAGATGACTACCTCACACGCTGCGTTGCGGACCCCGTGAAGCGTAAGTTCTACCTGTACTCTGAGCAAGGTGACGAAAAAGTTCTTGATTGTGAAACCGTGGAC